GGTTGATGAACTGTTCTTTGGTGGCCGCAGCCTGCGCTTCAGCCTGTGCGGCTTCCCGGGCAGCAGCTGCTTCCTTGCGGCCAGCATCGGTCGCGGCATGAGCGGATTTTTCCACCTGCAGGCGCAGTTCGTTCAGACGTGAGGAATACTGCTCGAAATCATCATCGCCGACGAGACCCGCGCCACGGAATGTGCTCAGCTGCTCCTGCATATCATCCAGTCGGCCATAGGCAGCGACCACCGGGTCGATACGGTTGACCAGGGCGGTCAGCGCAGCCCGCTGGGCATCAATATCTGCCGTGGTGCCGTCCATACCATTCTGGAGCGAGCCCATCTCGGCCCGGGTGCGGGCAATAGCTGCCTGATAACCGGCATAATCAGTCGCCGCCTGCTGGACGGCATCACCTGTCTGTGACGCAGCGGCGGCGGCACGCTGCTCTTCCTGAGCGTGGCTACGGGCTGATTCGGCGACGCTATCCTGCGCCCGGGCGGTGGTACTGAGTTTCTGTGAGCTGGTTGTTGCTGCAGAGCCAACGTCTTCCACATCTCCGGCCAGCCCCTGCAGGGCACGGCTGGCATCCGCGAGGTCGGCGCGGATTTTCAGCATTAAATTGAGGGTGGAGTTATCGGCCATGACGCACCTGTATATAAAGGAAGAAAAAGCCCCGATCAGGATTTCAGGGCATTCACCCGCTGAGTGGCGGTATTGCCACCGGCAAATGCGGCTTTGACATCAAATACGCGGTCAATGCACGCCTGCCGGTGTTGCCGTAGCGCTTCGCTGTAATACAGCGTCAGCTGGCGGAGGGTGTAGGTTCCGAGCCTGCCCGGGTCGTGTCCGGCCCGGATGAGGGTTGCGAAGATGCTGCCGAAGCCGACAATTTCGCCCGTTTTGCCCTGATGGTTTCCAGCCGGACGACAGCGTTCATAAAAAAACGGCGGTTCTGGGTCCACCACCAGTCAATCAGGCTCTGGCCCTCACCGGCGGGCAGCAGCGCCACCCACTGAACGGGCTGGTCCACAGAACAGGCGATGAGTTCAGGGATATCACCGGCGTGCTTTCGCAGCACGGCTTCAATCTCTTCAATCAGGGGCCACGGTGTCTGCATGACCTCCGCCAGACTGTGGGTGAGCGCATCCAGTTTGTCGCCCAGCTGCAGCATATCCACCAGGGTGTATTCGCGGATAACCAGCCCCCGGCCCGCAATGGTGATATTGCGGGTCGAGAGCAGCACGCTCAGCTCGTCTTCGGTATCGGCGGGTTTCTGCTTGCTCATGCGACAGGCTCCGCAACATCAATGACGCGTCCAAAGCGACCGATGGTCGGGTCGTCCGGGCGGGCATTGTCGTACAGCACGGTGGAGGTGGTCTCCAGCCCGGCCAGCGAGGTGTCACCCTGAATCAGCGCCAGCGCAGAGGCCGGGGAGAAGGAGATTTTGTAAAGCTCCAGAATCTTCGCCGCACCGCCTTCGGCAAGGTTGATCCCCTCAAAACGCAGGTAGAAATCTTCCGGCTGCTGCGTGAACAGCGTGGTGTTAACCGAACCTGCATACTCATAATTCACGGACGGTGCCGTTGCCTGAGCGGTCAGAAAGGTGATCGCCCCGTAGGTGTAATCCACTTCGTAGTCGGTCCCTTCCACCAGGGTACCGATAACCACGTCACTGACGCGCTGATGGTCCAGAATGTAGCGTTCACCCGCCACAATACCTGCCGGAAGAAGTTCGCCGGTGAGGGTGCCTGCGGGGAGCACAACCTGCTCACCGTACAGCACCACGGCCAGATTCTCCGGGGCCAGATCGTGCCACGTTGACGTCAGCGTACCGTCCTGGTTGGTGACAAAGCTGCGCACCGTGCCCCGGCGTCCGGAATAACTCTCTTTGTGGTTAAGACGCTCAACCGTCAGCGCCAGCGATAAGGCCGACACATCGCCAACCCAGCGGAATGCACCGGGCTTCCCGTTAGCCAGACGACGGGCCAGAAACACTTTCCCCTGGCCGTAGTAGTAGGTTTCAAGCTGTGCCATTGTCTTCCGGCTCCTGTTGTTTGCTTTTGCCACGGTTGCCCTGAGTGTCGCTGACGACCGGAGTGGCAACCCCGATAAGTTGATGGTCCCGGAGCCAGACTTCTTCGGCTTCGGTCACGGTGATGGTTTCACCGGTTGCAAAGCGCTTACCCTGATGGGTATGCGGCTGCAGGAGTTTTACGTCGGGCATCGTCTGCCTCCGATAACATGATTGACCTGGAAGGTATCCATCCAGAGCAGGGTGCCGCCGTCATAGTCCAGAATGTCGCCCTTGAGCCACTGGATACCGGTGGTTGCAAGCTTGCCGGGCACCCAGCCAATCAGTTGCTCACGAATCTGGCCAATCAGCGGGCTGATTTCATGGGTCAGACCGTCTGCACCCTGGCCATAGTTGCGCACGGCAACGGCCACACCGAAGACCGCCTCGGCAACCTGTGCCCGGCTTCCGTTCCCCGGGACACCGCGCTCAGGCCCCATCAGGACATACGCGCCGGGGACCGCAAATCCTGACAGTTCCGTCACCTGGCTGTATTCGACGATGGTGCCGAGAAAGCTCAGCGGCTCCGGCGTCAGTGGCTGGAGCCGCTCGACGATCAGGCTGATGGAAAACGGTTCGCTGCTCATTTTCCGAAATCCCTCAGTGAGTCCATGCTGAACGTGCGACCGGGGCCATCCACCATCGGCGGACCGCCAGCGGGTTTCTGCGTATCGGTTGCGCCGAGGCTGAATTTGCCGTTGGCCAGCTGCTCCATCAGCTTCATCGCATCGCGGTAATCACGGACAATCGGGTCTGTCCGTTCATCAGAAATACGATGCTGATGCAGCTTGTAGCGCACGACGGAGCGGCCCCAGCTACTCAGGATCGGGTGGACCTTCACCAGCGGCAGGGTGTAACCACGCTGGCGCAGATAGCCGTCAATCAGGTTCTGGGCTTCTTCCACCGCACCGCCAATGCGTTCCACCACCTCAAGGGCCACCGCCACTTCAGCAGGAGGCCATGACGTGGTCTCTTCCCCACGCAACACCGCATCCAGCAGCTCCGGTCGGGCCGGAGGCTTGCCCGGAAGCTGAGTCACCTGAGACAGTTCGACCGCACCCGGGCGGTCAGCCAGTTCAGCAAGGGAGATATACCAGGTCACGGCCATCACTCGCCTCCGCTTATGCCGATACGGCATTCTGGAAGAAGTAGCCACAGTCCTGAGCCACAATCAGCTCGCGCACGGACTCACCGACACGGACGCGCTGGCCACCGCGCATCCCCATGTCCGGATCAGGAATGGAGCCGGAGACACGGGAGCCAAACTGCGCGGTAAAGCCGAAGGTCACGCCACCCTGGGTATCGGCCAGCAGATTACGGTAGAAAAAGGCGGCATGGTTGGCCCAGGCACGTACCAGCACCGGCTTCTGGCCCGGTCGGGCGATATTGACGAACGCCGAACCCACGACGATTTCGTCGAGTTCCAGCAGGCCGCGAAGGAAATCCAGCGGTACCAGGCCATCTTCACCCAGCGTGCCGTTATAGGCTTTCACGACCGACGGGTTCTGACGCAGGGCTGTTGCCGTAGAGCGTCCCAGTACTGCCACGTTCGGGCGCATGATCATCTTGTCGAGCGCAGTGACAATCTTCCTGATTGGCTTGCTGGCGTCGTTGTCCCACTGGTCAGCAGCAGCCAGGTTTTCTTTATTACCCACGGGATAATTGGCTGCGTTAAACACCGCTTTGCTGGTGCGGACTTCGCGGTCGAGCATGATGATATCGGACACGCGCTCGGTCGCACGGCCCAGCGGATCGTAATTGGCTGGAGCGTTATCGATATCGGATTGCGGACCCGGTGCATCAAGGGCGTAGTCGTTGGTCGAGGAGGTCTCATCCTCTGCATCAAACTCAATCTGATTGGGGTGTGACGTCCGTCCGACGGTGGGGGTCGGTACGGTGACGCCCTGACCGAGATCGAACTTCCCCCATTTAAATTCGGCTTTCCCCACCGGCACGCGCGGTAATACGCTGTCGGCAATCAGGGAGAGGTTACGGTACCCGATGGCAATCGCCGTCAGGTGGG